ACGTGTCAATCTTCCAGAAGGACGGCACGTTTGAAGCGTGCCGGATGGATTGACAAACGCAGCGTAAAGCGTATGGGTTGACAGCCTACAACAAAGGAAGGAAGGCAAATGAAACTTTTATTCGCCGCCGTTGTTTCGCTCGCGCTGACGCCAGCTTGGGCGGGAACCCATTGCCGTGAGGTTTGCCGCGATGGCGCATGGGGAACCGGCTACTGCTACGTTGACTGCCGGTAGCTAAAAAAAGGCCGCCGGGCGGGGAACCCGGCGGCATCTAACCCGGAGTAGAGCCGTTCCCCCGTGACGAGAACGGCGCTAAAAAAGCCTGTTAACACGCGCAACGTGCAGGCGACAACCATGAGTAATGGCGACACCGACGAGCTGACGGCCCGGATCGACCGCCTCGAACACGAAATAGCCAAGCTGCGCAGCGAGCGCGAAACCGCGCTCACCGGCTGGCCCAACGAGCCCACCATCGCGCAGGGCTTCATGGCTGGGCGCTGGCAACGCCGCGACGGCGACGGCTACACGCAAGGTCTCGCCAACATCCCCGAAGCGCCGTACGACACGAATTACTACGGTCGCTATCAGTACACATGGCAACCCGTGGTCGAGGAAGCGCCAGCGTTGACGGCGCGTCGATCCGTCACCGGCTGGGCGCGGGCGAGCGCCGGATCGGCCGTCACGTGGATTTCGATGGACGACGTGCTGGTCAACTACGTCCCCGAGGTTCCGATTGGGGCGGCGGCTTACGCCCGCGTCCGAGACGGAGACGGCGGAGTAGGTTGGTCGAACGTCAACGCACTGGGCTACCTCTCGACTTCCGGCGGGCAGATGACAGGCCCGCTGATCGCGCGGGACGGCGGCAGCGCGACCAATCCGGGCCTCGCGATCGGCGAGAACTCGACTGGCTTCTATCGCAGCGGCGGCGGCCAAGGTCTCTTGGTCACGACCGTCAGCGGTCAGATCGTCATGCAATTGCAGCCGGTCATCGCGGCGTTCTTCATCCAAGTCGATATGGGAAGCCAACGGATTAGCAACCTTGGCGACGCCACGGCGGACGCGGACGCGCTCAACCGGCGCACGGCGGACGCGCGCTACATGGCGGCAGGCGCGGGCGGCTTCCTGCCCCTCTCAGGCGGCAACATGACCGGCGACATTAACTTGATTGGGACGACCGGACCAACGGTCCCCGCCAAGCTCAACCTCTACGTACGCGGAGCCAATATCGCTTGGAGCGAGGCCGACAACACGATTGTTTTCACCAAAGGCACCGGCGATTATCCGCTTATCACCAGAGCCAACAACGGCGGCAATCCGCAACCCATCCTCGACCAAGCCACGGGCGACGCGCGCTATCCGACACTCCTCAACGGCGGCATCATCCAAGGCCCGGTGCAACTGCTCTCGACGCCGGTCACGATCAACGACGCGGTGACGAAGGGCTATGTCGATCAATCCCTCATGGCCGCTCGGACGCCAGCGGTCATCTTTGATCTTCCCGCTGACGTTCCGGTTGCGGGCGATGGCGCTTGGCACGAACTCGCCCGCGTGGTGTTTCCTCTCACGCGCACCGGCTTGTCGCGTATTCAAGTGACGCTCAACTGCAACATGAGCGGCGTGAACAACGTCGCCAGCGTTGGCGCGCGGCTGGCGGCGGGCGCGGCGGAGCGGCGCATGTTCGCCTTCGGCGTCACGCCCGGAGGAGAGAGTTGTGGCTTCACCTGCAATCTGTACTTCGACACCGCTCCCGGCGTAATCAACATCCCCATCGAAGTGGCCTCGCTCGTTCTGACCGGAGCGCCGATGCCGTTCACGATCATCGGTGGCTCGGTCCCGGAGCGGTCGCAAATCGTCATCGTTGACCTTGGTCCTGTCGGATGAGCCTCGCAGACATCATCGAAGCGAACAGCATCCCCGAGCCAAATTCGGGGTGTTTGATCTGGCTTGGAATGGTCGCAGGTGGAAAATACGGCGGCAAAAAATATCCAGTGTGGGGCAATAAAAGCGAGCGGCGTCAGGTGACGCGGCTTGTGCTGATGGCGAAGGGCGTCGACCTCAAGGCTACTGACGACGCCTGTCATAGCTGCGATGTCACGCTGTGCGTCAACGAAAATCATCTGTTCGCCGGGTCGCGCAAAGACAACATGCAGGACGCGAGCCGAAAGGGCCGCCTCATAGGCTACGGCGTGCGCGAGTTTTGCAAGCAGGGGCATCCGATGTCGGGCGAAAACCTCCGCGTCTATTCCGGCAAGCGGCGCTGTCACGCGTGCATGTTGCAATGGCAACGGTCCACCGACGCGCAGCGGAGGCCGCGCCGTGGCTAAACCGACGATCCGGCAAGGAATTTATGATCTTTTATCGGCAGTAGAGATCGATACAAAAGAGGAGGGTAGAACCCACGTCGAACCGTGGCTGTCGCAGCGCATGGTCATCGACGCCGTAGCCAAGGGGCTATCCGAAGGCGTGCATGAGTTCGTGATCCTCAAATGCCGCCAAGTCGCGATCACCACCGTTTGCAGCGTGATCGAATTGTTCTGGGCGCTGGCGAACGAGGGCGTCCAAGGCGCGATCATCGCCGACAGAACCGACAACCTTGAACGGCTGCGGCGCATCTTCGCCGCGCTGCTTGAGACTTTGCCGCCCGAGTGGCGGACCCGCGAACACCGGCTGATCCAGAACAACCGCAACGGCATGGCGTTCGCCAATCGCAGCGTCATTGACCTGATGGCGGCGGCCTCGAACCCGGACCTTGGCGCGTCGCGCGCCCTCAACATGTGCCACATGACTGAGTGCGGCCAATGGAAGTCGCTCGCGGGCGTCGAGGGCCTGAAAGCCTCGCTCGCTCGCATCAACCCGCACCGGCTCTACATCTGGGAGAGCATCGCAAACGGCTTCAATTGGTTTTACAACCATTGCCAGCAAGCCAAGACCGACCGCCACATGCGGTTCATTTTCATCGGCTTCTGGGCCAATCCGACCTACTCAATTGACAAGAAAGACCCCGACTACAAAATTTATTGGGACGGCAGGCTCGACGACGAGGAGTTGAAGCGGGCGCGCGACGTGCGAGCGCGCTACGGGATCGTCGTCAAACCGGAACAGGTGGCATGGTGGCGACGCGAGGCGGAGTTCCGGGCGGAGGAATACATGCTCCGTCACTATCCGTGGAACGAGCGGGAATGCTTCATCGCTTCGGGCTCGTCTTTCTTCCCAGCAGCACGAACGCTCGAACTGGCGGAGAGCCTGGAAGTCGGCCCGCCGTACCAGGGCTATCGATATCACTTCGAGGACGCCTTCCTTGGCTCACGGATCGAGCAGACGACGAACAAAGAGGAAGTGCAGCTAAGAGTGTGGGAGCCGCCGGAGCCGGGGGGCGTGTACGTCATCGGCGGCGATCCGTCGGGGGGCGGCGGGGGGGACGCTAACGACCACGCGCTGCAAGTGCTGCGCTGCTACGCCGATCGGCTGGTGCAAGTCGCCGAGTACCAATCGAACAAGCCGTTCACCTATCAATTCGCGTGGGTGCTGTGCCACCTTGCCGGGGCGTACCGGGATCATTTGGCGAACATCGAAGTGAGCGGCGTCGGCGCGGCGGTCATGCCCGAAGTGCGCAACCTCCGCCAGCTCGCGCAGCGCGGCATCATCCAAGCCGAAGCCGGGGGCGACAGCATCCTCAACATGATTGGCGCGGTGCGTTGGTTTCTCTACAAGCGGGCCGACACGCTGGGCGGCATGGGCAACGTCATCAACTGGAAAACCAATCAGGACAACAAGGCGGGGATTTACAGCGCGTTGAGCAACAGCATCGACCTCAAGCAGATCGAAATCCGCTCGATCCGGCTGGTCAAGCAGTTGCAGGCGATCGTCCTCGACGACGGCTGGTTGGGGGCCGGGCCTGACACCGGGGAGAACGACGATCTTGTCAGCGCCGTCACCTTGGCGCATCACACGTGGATCGAGATGCGCCGCGACAATCTCGTCGCCCGCAAACTGACGTGGGACAGCGTCAAAGGCGACCCACCTCCCGCCAACGCAGGCACAGTGCTATCGTACGCGTTCAGCGACTACATCCAAAAGATCAATCAGAAGGCGGGACGGCGCAAGGAGGTTTTTTGATGAGCTACGTTGGCAGCGAGAGCGACGCGCGCACCGTCAACAATGTGATGCGCCATCAATGCCGCGTCCTCAACGACGCCGAGAAAGAAGCGATGATCTGGATCAAGGATCAAGGGCTGACGATGATGGAGTTCTTTCTTTGACACTGGAAAGGGAAGTTTGATTATGGCGACGCAACCGAAGCCCAAACCGAAACCTACGCCCGAGCCGCCCGAGCCCAAGCCCGAAGATGACGACGTCGCCGTCGGTCCCGAGCCCGCCGAAGGCCAGCCACCGGCTGCTTCGGTGTTCGATCGCCTCGACGCCCTGTTTGAGAGCCACGTCGCTTTGATCGAGCGCGTCGAAAAGCTTGAGGAGCGCGTCGCCGCGCCGCCGGTAGGGCTGGGCCGCCGCCCGTGAGAAGCCCACTCGGCATTGTCGTCGTCATCCTGCTGATCCTGATCCTATTCGGGGGCTTCGCCGGGCCGCGCTTCAATCCGAACTGGCAGTATGGCTATGGCTACGGCAATGGCGGCTTGGGGATCGTCGGCGTGATCCTCGTGATCTTCCTCATCCTCTGGTTGCTGGGCTTCGTATGACGACCGACTGTCCACGCTGCGGCAAACCAGTGAAGGCGACCGGCAAGACGGGCATGTGTCAGGCTTGCGCATCGGGATTGGCGAGCAAGCGACGCAGCAATCCGTGGAAGGGCGACCAAACGTGGCGGCGGCGTTACCAGCAGCAGCGTGTCCGCCCGACCGCGCCCGTCACCTTGGCGAGAACCTGATGCCAATCATGCGGACCTACATGTGTCCCGATTGCAGCCACCGGATGGAGGTTGTCTTGTCGGCCGACCAGTGGGACGCGCCGCCGCCATCGTGCGAGAGCTGCGACGCCCGCATGGGGCAGGAGTTCAAGCCGCCCGCGATCGGCGGCTCAGTCAGCATGAGGGCGCACCGCGTCGCCGAGGACATCATCGCCAACGACTACAACGTCGCGAACGTCCAATTCGACAACCGACAGGGCGGCACGCCCAAGGTCCGCTACAAGGATCAATCGGCGAGCCAATTACAATCGACGTGGGGCGGCCAAATTCAAGGCGCAATCGAAACCGCCGTGGCGATCGGCAAGCAGAACCGGCGCGAGAATGGCGGCTTCGACGGGCTCGACATGCTCAAGGCCAATCTTGCCAGCGGGGCGCAACCCGACTTAATTGAGGCGTCCCGAAGGCGGGCGATCAAAGTCTGGTAGTCGATGGCGCTCAAAATCCCGTCCAAATCCGGCGACCTCAAGCTCTGGATACGGGAGATGATCGACCAGTGCATGGCGTCGTCCGAGGAGCGGGGAATGATTTATTCCCGCGCCGCTCAATATTATTACATTGGATCGACGGACAATAGAGCCGCGCTTTACAACAAAACCAAGCCCTTCATCGACAAACTGGCCGGTTTCCTCATGCAGCCGACCGACGTCCGCTTCCAGCTCATCTACGACAGCGGCGAGGACGACAGCATCCTCGAACGATCGCAGCTCGTGGCGGAGAAATTGAGTTCCGACTTCCGCCAGACCGACGCCGACATCACCTTCGCCGACGCGGTCGTGTGGTCGCTCGTCAACGGTTGCCAAATCCTCAAGGTGCTGCCCGACGGCGACAGCGGAACCTTCAAGACCGCGCCCGTGCACCCGCAGAATTTCGGCGTGCTATCCGAGACGACCCTCAACCTCGACGAGCAAGAGGCGTTCGTCCACGTCAGCTATCCGACTAAATCCAAGCTGCGCACGACGCTGCTCGAACACCCGCGCTACGAAGAAATCATGGCCAAGCTCGACACCCAGCCGGGGCCGATGCGCGAGGAGGAGGAGCCGACCTATTTCCACCAAATGGTTGTGGGCGGACTGCAACCGTTGGGCGACGTTGGCGACGCCCCCAGTAGCGCTGCGGGTATCGTCAACGTCTTTCCCGTCCCCACCCCATGGCGCCCGCAGCGCAGCTTCGCGCCGACCGTCAAGCACTGCGAAGTGTGGATCAAGGATCGCGACCGCGACGAGGATTGGACGACCATCCAAGTCATTTACGGCGCGGAGCCGATCATCATCGAAGGCGACGACACGCACCGCAACCTCAGTCGCGTCCCCGGCAAATCGAGCTTCGTCAAGGTGCAGCCGCAGCCGACGCCCGGCTATTTCTGGGGCCGCTCGATGATCGCCGACGTTCAGATGTTGCAGGACATGCTGAACAAGCGGATGCGCGACATCAAAGTAATGTGGGACCGCAATGTCAACGCACCACAAGTCTTCTCAGGCTTCTCCTCCGTCACCGAGGAACAATACTTTAAGATTGTCAACGAGGGAGGCTTTATTAACGATCCAAACCCTAACGCAAAGGCGACGAAACTACTGGACCCGCCGCCGGAAAACTACTTGGAAGAACTCGAATTTATTTTCAAACTGTTTGATGAAGCATCTGGGTTCTCGCCTATCATGTCTGGATCAGGAGAGCCGGGCGTCCGAGCTGGCGTCCATGCTCAAACTCTGGTGCGAACTTCGTCCCCCCACCTCATCAAGCAAGCCGCGACGCTCGAACGGCAGCTCGCCGATTGTGGGTGGCTGGCGCTCCGCATCATGCAAGCCATGGACGCCCTCATCTACACCACCGCCGACAGCCAAATCGAGTTCCTTCTCTCCCAGCTTCCGGGCAATTTCCAAGTCCAAGTCGACAGCCACAGCGCGTCGCCCGCCTTCGCGGAGGACAATCGTCAAGTGGCTATTGCGCTCGCTAGAGCGGGAGCGATCGACGCCGAGGATTTGATCCACATGCTCCATCCGCCGGGCGCCGAGCTGCTTTTGTCGCGCCTGAAACAGCGGCAGAAAGCCCAAGCGGCGCAGGCGAAAGAGGACAAGACCGAGGATTTGATGAAGTCGGTTTTGGGGATCAAAGCTGGCGGCGGCGGCGGCTCGCGCAAGAAAGCTGGCGGCGGCGGCAAGGGTCAGACTTTGCAGTAATCCAATAATCGAGCTAGCTTCCCGCCGTCCCAGCCCATAATCCCCTTGGGCTACCGCACCGGGACGACCGCCCTCGCTAGCAGATTAGCCCCCGTCGCGGGGGCGGCCTCCGGGGAAACGAAATGGCGAACGGCGACGTAACTGACGACGATCCAGAGATGGGGCAAGGCGGGCCCCCGCCCGGCGGTGCGCCGCCCGGTCCTCCCACTGGCGGTCAGCCACCGGGCGACAGCGCGCCCATTCAGGGCGGAGGCGACTTGGCCGCCTTCGCGCGCTCGAAAATGGGCGCGCAAGTCTCGGCGCCCGGCCCCGGCAATCAAGCCGACAGCATGAACCTTATCATCCAAGCGATCCAAACCTTGAAGCAGGCGGGGCTTGGATTGCAGCCGGGGAGCAAGCTCCACAGCGACGTGTTCCGCACCATCAGTCAGTTATCGCGCCACCTTGGCGGCGCGGGCGGCATGGGAACGGCCGTCGGCATCCAGAAAACGATGATCGGCGACCAGCTCAAGCGCACCATCCAGAACGCGCTGCTGCAAAAGATCATGGGATCGGGCGGCGGCCAGCCCGGCCAGCCCGGCGGCGGGCGAGGCGGCGCTCCGATGCCTTCTACGCCCCTACCGGGGAGTTGAGCCCCGTGCTACGAAAGCGCGCTCAATTTCGAGCTGGGGTCCGTGACATGAACAGATTGCTTTTGACCGCCGCTATTCTTGCGGCGACCGCCGTTCCCGCCGCTGCGACGCTGCAAATCGAAGTGTTCGACAACGGCAGTCTCATCGACAACGTCACCGGGATCACGACGGGCGCTGCTTCGCTCACCGCCAACGATGCGAATTTCGCCAACATCACCATCAACGCGCAGGGCAGCCCGATCCTGCCCAACGCCGACCTTTCCTCCGTGACGCTCGACGCAACTGCGGCGGTGGGCTTCAGCGGATCGCACGAGCTGACTATCGACGTCCTCCAGAGTGACATCGCTGGCCGTGGCAACA